CAGGATTACGTGCATATTTTTTAGCTGTAGCGGCATTGAAATATTTTCCAAATGTCTTTAATAGACCTGATTCGGAATAATTTAAATTTTCGCTGAATTTTGTTAAACCTGCAGATTCATGAGAACATTGGCCGAAAAAGTGAGCCGATCTGATCTTCGATAATTTATAAAACTTGGTCACTGCTCTAAATGTATTTGGTCCAAAAGCGCCGTCTGGATTTACACCAGATTTTGTTTGCAATAATTTTACTGGATTTGTTTCCACATCATTTCTCCTATCGTAATATATAATATACATACTATTTATTCATTGAGGATTCCCTATGTTTTACACCAACGTCTGGCTTCACCGCGGCAAAATTTATACTAAAGGAGTAAGAGAGGGAAAGCCATTTAGAGAAACATCTGCATATTCACCATATCTGTTTGTCAATTCACCTGTCGAGACACAGTACAAAACTTTGGATGGAAAATATGTCGATAAGAAAAATTTCAATACAATCCGCGAGGCTAGAGATTTTGTTAAATCTTATAGTGATGTGTCGAATTTTCCAATCTATGGTCTGACACAATATCAGTATACTTACATCTTTGATAACTACAAGGGTATGATTGAATATGATCCTGAACTGATTTCTGTTGTTGGTCTCGACATCGAAAACTCTATGAAGAATAGAGTCGATATCGCAACAGGTGTTACAACGACTCCAAATGAAATTACGGCGATAACACTTCGTAAAGGCATTCACAGATATACCTTTGGTGTTAAAGAATTTACAGAACATCAAGACGATCTTACATACTATCATTGTAAAAATGAAAAAGATCTACTATTAAAATTCATTCAGGTTTGGAAGCTCTTAGACCCTGATGTAATTACTGGATGGAACGTAGAATTCTATGATATTCCATATCTCGTTAATAGAATTATCAGAGTTCTTGGTGAAAGACATGCTAAAGAACTTAGCCCATGGGGTAACCTGATCGCTTACGAAGTTATGATCAAAGGCAAACTCTGCCCATCATATCAATTGGCTGGTATCAGCGTATTGGACTATATGCAACTATACAAAAAGTTTACATACAAAAGTCGAGAAAAATATACACTAGCACATATATGTGAAGTCGAATTGGGTGAAACGAAGCTAGACTACACAGACTACATTAATCTCGACGATTTGTATGAAAAAAATCCACAGAAATACATCGAATATAATATTCACGACGTTGATTTGATTTTTAAACTAGAAGACAAGCTTAAACTAATTGAATTAGTCTTCGCTCTTGCATATGATGCAAAAGTAAACTATAATGATACTCTTGCATCTGTGCGCCAGTGGGATGTGATGATACACAATTATCTACTGGAAGATGATATAGTCATACCGAATAATAGAGATAGTGGCCTCGGTGGGCCTCTAGTGGGCGGATATGTTAAGGCTCCGCACGTTGGTATGCATAAGTGGGTAGTTTCATTCGATTTAAATTCACTATATCCACACCTTATCATGCAATACAATATTAGTCCAGAGACATTTGCTGGTCGAGTTAGTTCTTTTAATACTATAGACAAACTACTTGAAAGAAAAATTATACGAGATGATGATCACTCGTGGGCTGCGAATGGATGTTATTATACGAAAGACAAGCAGGGATTTTTACCAGCTTTGATGGAAAAAATGTATGAGGACAGAAACAAATACAAGAGATTAATGTTTGATGTAAAACAGAAAAATCAAAAAAATCCAACATGGGAATTGCAGAAACTAATTGCTAAATTTAATAATCTACAGATGGCTAAGAAAATTCAGCTGAACAGTGCTTATGGTGCGCTTGGAAATAAATATTTCAGATGGTATGATATTAACCATGCTGAAGCTATTACGATGTCTGGACAGTTATCTATTCGTTGGATTGCAGATAGACTTAATGAATATCTCAATAAGCTTATAGGTACTGAGAATGTAGATTTTGTTATTGCGAGTGATACTGACTCTGTCTATATTACACTCGATAGACTAGTTCAAAAGGTTGGAATATCCGATAAAAGCGATTTAGAAATAACTAGAATTCTTGATAAGTTCTGTTCTGAGAAAATGGAAGTACAAATTGAAAAGTTCTATTCTGAATTAGCTATTATGATGAATGCTAAATCTCAGAAAATGAAAATGGCCAGAGAGTGTATTGCTAATAAAGCAATATGGACAGCCAAGAAAAGATATATTCTTAATGTTTACAATCTCGAGGGTGTTGAGTACGCAATACCAGAATTAAAAATGTCCGGTATTGAAGCTATTAAATCATCAACTCCACAAGTATGTCGAACAGCAATTAAGCATTCGATATCACTCATTATGTCTGCTGAAGAAAAAGATCTACAGCAATATGTTTCTAAATTTAGAACTGAATTTGAAAACAAAAACTTTGCTGAAATATCATTTCCAAGGGGAATTAGTGATATAGCCAAATGGAATACACGCACTGGATTTCTAAAGAAAACTCCGATACATGTAAAAGGTTCAATTTTGTTCAATAGATTGATAGAAGAGCACGACATTCGTAATAAATATGAAGAGATAGGAAGCGGCGACAAAATAAGATTTTGTTATCTCAAGGCTCCGAACCCACATTTTTCTAATGTACTATCGTGTCCGGATGAACTTCCAGAGGAATTCAATATACAAAAATATATCAATTACGATTTGCAATTTACTAAATCGTTTCTTGACCCACTGTTAGCTATCCTTAAATCGATAGGCTGGGAAGCAGAGCACACGTCAAACCTTGATAGTTTTTTTGGAGATTAATTATGAGAATTGGTCCAATATACACTGCCGAAGACTGTGACGAATTAGTCAAACTGTTGAAGTGTTCGAGCAACACAAAAATATCTAATATGGCCAGAGAGTTAGAATTTAAAGAGAACATCAAGCTGGCAATTTTTGATGATGATGATGAAGAGTTTCATTTGGGAAAAATTATTTATGAATGATGAAAATGATTTCGGTTTTAGTGCCGTAGATGACGAATTTATATCGAGCGAATTCGATAATAGAGACAAGGCTAAAGAAATGTATGATGCCATTTATCCATTATTAACGAATCTTAAAAAGGATTCTGATAAGAGCAAATATATTCTATGGCCAGAACGTGCAAAAAAGATTGACCAATTTATTGACAGACTACAAAATATATTAAACGGAGAGAATACATAACATGTCATTACTAGAAAAAATTAAAAAGAATTCTACAATTAAAGAAAGTTCGATATTGTCGACATCAAAATTCTTTAATGAAAAGGATATGATCCAAACACAAATCCCGGCAATTAATGTTGCATACTCTGGTGATCTAGATGGCGGACTTACTCCTGGACTTACTCAGTGGGCTGGGCCATCTCGGCACTTTAAGACTTTGTTCTCTCTCATTTCAGCCAAAGCATATATGGACAAATACCCAGATGCCGTATTGTTATTTTATGACTCAGAATTTGGTACACCAAAATCATATTTTGAAGCTGTTGGTATTGACATGGAAAGAGTTATCCACACACCACTGACAAACATCGAACAGATGAAGTTTGATGTTATGACTCAATTGGAAGACATTATCCGTGGAGAACATCTGATAGTTCTCATCGATTCTATCGGCAACATGGCATCTAAGAAAGAAGTCGACGACGCTCTTGACGGTAAATCTGTTGCTGACATGACTCGTGCTAAGCAGCTTAAATCGTTCTTCAGAATGGTTACACCACATCTAAATCTCAAAGATATTCCAATGATCGTCGTAAATCACGTTTACATGACTATGGAAATGTTCAGTAAACCCATCGTGTCAGGCGGAACGGGAGGAATGTACTCCTCGGATAACGTGTTCATTATCGGTCGTCAACAGGATAAAGACGGTAAAGATCTTATGGGATATAACTTCATTATCAATGTTGAAAAATCTCGCTACGTTAAAGAAAAATCTAAGATTCCAATTACAGTGAAATTCAAGGGTGGTATTTCTAAATGGTCTGGTTTGTTAGATATGGCTCTCGAATCTGGTCACGTTACGAAACCGAAGAACGGTAGATATTCAAAAGTAGATCAAGAGACTGGTGAATTTGATGAAAAGGGCATAAAGATTCAAGCTACTGACACTGCTGATTTTTGGAAGCCAATTCTTGCGGATCAGAAATTTAAAGACTTTGTTAAAGCGAAATACTCAGTATCTCATGGTGCTTTGATTGAAGATGATTCTGAAGAAGTTTATGATAATTTGGAGGACGAAAACGAGTAACTTGGTATATATAGTTCGCTAATAGAATTCAACACGAAGGATCAATATGAGCATTGAAAATATTATATTAAGTAGTTTGTTATATAATGAAGATTACGTCAGAAAGACGATAGCATTTTTAAAGCCAGAATATTTTCATAACGATGCTGATAAAGTTCTTTATAAATTAATAGAACACTATTTCCAGAAGTACAATGCCTCTCCAACAAAGGAAGCATTGCTTCTGGACATAGATAAAGTATCTTTACCGGAACACGTTTTTAAAGAGTGTGTCGAAAAGACCAAGACTTTAGAATATACCGAACAACAGATGGTTTGGCTTACAGATACTACAGAGAAATTCTGTCAAGACAAAGCTCTCTACAATGCGATCATGGATTCAATCAAAATTATCGATGACGATGATGACAAAAATCCATTATCTAAGGGTTCTATTCCACAAATTCTGAGTGACGCTTTAGCAGTATCGTTTGATACTGATATCGGTCATGATTATTTAGAAAATTCTGAAGAGAGATTCGAGTATTATCATTTAGCTGAAGCGAAAATACCATTCGACATTGAGCATTTTAATAATATCACTAAGGGTGGTGTTTCTAGAAAAACACTTACAATCATACTTGCTGGTTGTGTTCATCCATCAACAAAAATTAAAGTGCGAATTAGAAAAGTGTAAATCCGCGCTGGTATCCAATATCAATATACGATTGCAACAAATCAGGCTTTATTCTAGTTCTATGTTTTCCATTAGTTACACATATGAAGCCAGTAAGAGCTCTGCCGCCCTTAGCACAAATAATTTTTTTTACATCTGGATCGAAAAAGGCTCCTATTTTATTTTCTCTTTGTGTTTTAGAGCCAGCAGTTCCACCCTTTGAACACATGTTTTTTCTAAAGACTGGATCGAAAGTTCCTACTTTATTTTTGGATTGTGTCACCGCCGCCTTTCTGGCGCTAGCTCTGATTGATTCTTTATTATTTTTATATTTATCAGAATGAAATCCGATTTTGTTTTTATGACAGAACTTACCAGTGATAATTCGCTGTTTAGTTGAAAGCTTCGCACCCAACATGTGCATAGATCTTAAATCATTTGGATTTTTATATATTTTCCACAATAAGAAATGAGCAATTATGTGTTCTCTAATATTTAGATATGTTAAATTTTCTTGTAAATCGCCGCCGCCCATGTGTTTTGGAATTATGTGATGAGCATGTAATCCGCTGGCGTAGCCATATTTTTCTTTTAATGATTTTCTATTTTCACACAATGATGAATAGATTATATCATACATGTTTTAATCTTTCGTATAAATATTATGCCAGTGCCGGCTAGTAATATTTATTATTTTGGAGTTTTTAATGAATAATTGGGTAGAAAAAGAAATAGAAATAGGTGCCGTAGATGACTTGCTTAAAGAGGGTTATGAAGTAGAGGTATA